CGACCGCATCTTTTCCAAGATAAGATCTCGCCTCGTTTGGTGAAAATATTCCACCCTGGCAAAGTCTAGCTAAAGACTGTGAAGTGGAATCTAGTCCACCAGTAAGGACAGTCGTGAAGTCAAAAGAGATTTCGTAGTTCATTACATCCCTTTCTTTTAGAAGGTCGCGCGCGCAGGCCTGAGCGAAACATTGGAAGAGAGGCTTCAAACAAAAATTTAACCAATGGAGTGTAACTTGCTCAACGGTCTGGTAACTAGAATCTTTTGTATAACCAATTACCGCTGGTGGTACACCAAAGTAACGGCAGATATCTCCGAGTGATGCATTTTTATTTTCGATAAGCTGAAGAGAAATATTATCTGACATTGAGAGTGGTTTGAACTCAATTCCGGAATCGAGGAACATGATCTTTGCTGTGTTTGCAGCGCCGGAATAGGTCGTCTTAAACAATTCAATTATGCGCTTGGCACTTTCTGAGTTCACCGGAGTAGGTGCTTGAACCACCCCAGAAGGCCGGGTGCTATTCGGACCAAACGAACTGGATTGGTGTTTTGATAAAACTTGATCCAGCCCTATCGCCGAAGCTCCATATGAAATAGGAGAAAGGGGATTAATTATCCCTTTTGAAAAACCTCTGATATGTAAAATTTCTTTTTTGGTATAGGTTTGTCCGGTTAATTTTAAACCTATCTCTCCAATATAATATATTAAATCCGTATGATCTTCATTCCAAACAACGCTTACTAAATTTGGATCGATTGGAGTTAGGCTTACACCACGTCCATATATATCTCTTTGTATGAAAGCATAAGCAACGGAATGAAGAACTAAAGAAGAAATCATTTGCTGTTTGAATTCGAATCCGCTTTGTAAATTATTGGGCCTAAAATTTAAAAGATAATACAAGGGATGATCGGGCTGAAATTCTCTATCTGATATCCAATCAGTTTTGTAAATCTTCAAAGGAAGAGAAGCAGCTACATCGGAAATCGCCTTCACGCACCCGAACACGGCGCTCTGTTTTAAAGCCGATTCAGTCGTTACATGCTCCCCGCTCAGAGAATAAACAGGCAAGTTCGAAAAATTGACATTAACCGAGTTCTGCGGTCCAAATACGGATTTTATTCTTTCTAAAATACCCATAATCCACATTCTAAGAGATAAAAGGGATTAATTAAATAGGAATGTTTACCCTTTCCGTTCAGGCATAGGTTTTCTGACCATATGGGCGCAAATTTCTGAAATCCATCCTTTTTTGTGTGCCTTAGTATAAACACTTGAGTTCCCTTTTCTTAAGTCATTCTTATGTTTATATTTTTTTGCTTCCTCATGGCATTTTTCTTTTGTCCAGATAAACCTTTTTCTTTCCATATGTTTACATATTTCATCTAACCAATTATTTTTCCTAGATAAATGATAAGCGGCGGTATTTTGTCTGGAAAAATCCACTCTAAATTTATATTTTAAAGCTATTTTTTTGCAATAATCATAATCGATAAAAATCCTGGGATCTTTCATGTGATGACTTATTTCTTCCAACCAATTATGTCTACTTGCTGCTTCATATGCACCCCTAGAACCATCATGGAATAATAATTTAGAAGAATATTTCAGAGCCTCCTTTTGGCAATTTTCTTTGGTCCATGTTCCAGATGGAAGTTTATCCCACTCCATATGTCCGCAGATTTCATCTGACCAACCCCTATCGCATGTTGCTCGGTATGCAGAAATATTGCCATCATGGAATTGTCTGCGAGTCTTATATTTCTTCGCTTCCAAAGCACAAAGTTCTTTAGTCCAAAAGATTTTATTCCCACCTAACCCTCCGGGTTTTTTTATATTTAAAATTCTCCATCCTTCTTTTCTGTACTTTTCAACATAAAAGTTTTCAAGAAATTGAGCATCCTTTTCTGAGTGATAAATTCCATCGTTTTTCAGTATAAAGTTATCGCCAAAGAGAGAAAAATTTTCTCTTACTAATCTATTTGGATCTGATTTATGACCAATCAATCTAATCGAGGCTTTTCTCCAGGTTAACCCGACATATGCAGATTTATCTGGGAATTCCAAAAAGTAAATTGTTCTAGGTTTAGAGTATTCAGCAGTCAATTTTTTCATAGGAAAAGCATACCAAAACCAACCAAAACCCTCAACAAAGCACCGCAAAAGTGTCTAAAAGTTAGTCATTTCCTAGTGATTTTCTGCCTAATCCTCACCCTCAACCCCAAAACATTCCCCACTATCAAAACCACCAGCGTCCACTCATACCAATGGGAGGGGATTTTGCTGGCATATAAAAAGCAAAAGGTGATTAGGGATATGACATTGGGGAGCATATATTTTTCGAGCATATCCAGAAATTTATCATAAAATTCGGGCTTCATAAATTACTCTAGCTCGCCAAAGTGTAATTTTTCTAAAGCGTTTAATTCAAAATCTAAGTCGTCCAAACTTTCTTCCATATCATCAGATATTGCAAGGATTCCAAGTTCTTCTAATTGCTTTAATTCTTTTCTGGAATTTTCCAGGCATTCTCTTGCTTTTATCAGGTCTTTTAAATTTAGCTCTTTCATTTTCTGCTCCTTGTTTGTTTCGTTCCCCCATTTTACCAAATCCCCGAATTTATCTAAACCCAAAAGCGATAACTGTCCATATTTTAGGCAGGGATAAAGCCCCGAAAAGCCGTCTGAAAGGGGGTTTCAAGCAGTTAGAAAGTATCTAAAAGTTAGGCAGAACCGGTCATATAGGCGATAAACGCGGGGTCGTCGTAGCAGGATTTGGCATTATTCCTGGTCAACTCCCAAATTCTAGCCGCCATAATAGCTGCGACTACCCCGTCAATTCTTCCGTACGAACGCGATTTTGTCGGCTTGCGGGACCCACTTGGGTCGATATCTACAACAGCGTTTGAAATGTTCCAGGTCATTACCGGGTTCCCATTATGGATAATTCTTTTTTCTAAAAGGAGTTGTTCAAATATTTCCACGCAAGGATTCATATCTTTCCAGCCCTGACCTATTGGAGATAGAGGTAAATCAAATCCCAGAACTTTTAGGGCGGATAAAATTTCGTTTATTCTCCAACGATCGAACCCGATGCCCTGGATTTTAAATTTTAAAGATAAATCCGCTATCCTCTGTGCTACCCAGTCATAGCTTATTACTGGACCGGGGATACATTCTAAAAATCCTCTTCGCTGCCAATCTTCATAGGGTACACGATCGGATAAACTCGCTTCCCGAAGTCCTTGTAATGGTTTCCAGAAAAAAGGAACTAGGTGAAGTTTAGGTATTTCATCATCGGTGGGAAAAACTAGAACTAAGGAAGTTAAATCGGATTTTGCCGATAGATCCAATCCACCATAACAAACTCGCCCTTCTAATTTTTCTAAATTAAATTGGCCTTGATTAGAAACCCAAAGCCCCCTGGAAAATAAAGGGGAATGAGCTTCCACCATTTGATTTCCAAATAGCTGGCGGAAGGATGGCTCCATTGCCGGAAGTTGCTTTGCCTCATTCGCTTTCTTTTGCATTTCTTCTCTGGATCTTATTACCCCAATCCCAGGATTACTTTTTATCCAATTGGATTCGTCGTAAACATCCTCATCTTTTCCTATCTCATAAATGAATGCTTTAAATCCTGGATCGATAATCTCCCCAGAGTTTACATTTCTACCATAGGCAATCTTCTCGCTGAAAATATGTATATCGGAAGCGGCCTGCGTACTAAGAACCCAGACCATCGATTCTCTTCTAGCTCCGAACCCGGTTGTCACCGCTGAATAAACTTCTCTGGCCTTTTCCGCTGGGAAGGATCCTATCTCATCAAAGAAAACGCAACTAGGATTGGATCCCATTATCGATGCCGCCTCTGCGGATTCAATCCGTATGAACCCGCCTGAATCCTTATGCTTAATAATTTTTCTTGAATCCATTATATTAAAATCATGGCAAAGCTCGCTATCCATTAAAATCATTTGTTGAACTGCTCGGAATAGGTTTCCAGCTTGGTCCCTGGTATATGCCAAGATTAATATTTCCTGGTTCACTTTTATTAAGTCCGGTAACCAAATGTGGCAAAGGGCGATGGCAGCACATAAACTTGTCTTCCCGTTTTTTCTCGCAATCGTCAAAATCGCCTCGGAGGTTATTCTTTCCCCTTTATCGTTCATGGGTCCATATACTTCCCGGATCATCTGCCGCTGAAACTCCATAAGCCTAATAGGAGTGCCGACCGAATCTCCGGATGGGGAAACCAATGTTTCTATGAACTTAATCATTTTCTCTGGGAGAGATAATTTAATTTTCTTTTTTGCCATTTAAAATAAATCTTTTCTTTTTGATTCAGGCTTAACTAAAAAATTACTATGGGTTTCATCTATTCGGCTACTGGGGCAGATCATTAATTTAGTAGCAAGCAGTCCCATGGCGGTTTGTTGTGACTTGAGAACGTCAATCCATTTTGATTTCTGCTCGATACCTTTTATATCTTTGTAAACCCACTTTGTCGTTTTCAGCTTATCCAGGGCTATAATTACGTTCACGTAAGCCTCACAATAGGTATGCAAAAGCGCGCAGTCCGATTCCACAAAATGATTTGCCGGAAGGGAGTTTACAATTGAATCCCAGACTTCCTTTGCAGATTCCGATATCTCTGCCGGAGGGGTTATACGCTCGGCGGATTTAAGCCTTAGGGAATGAATATCGGCGCTTCCTCTACCTCGCTCACCCATACTTTTTAAATTTAATTTTTAAAGGAATATCTTCATCTTCTTCTTCAATTGGAATATCCCGCCAGCCGCAAAGATTTTTTAAAGAGAATATCAGCATGGTAGCGTTGCCCCCGTTGAGAGCCATATCGAGTGCTTTTTGGACGAGCGATCTGCGAATGCCCGCCATCTTTTTCTCCCTAAGCTCCGCAAAGGTGCAGTCGTGTTTTTCGCGAACCCGTCTGGCAATAGTATCTTCTGATATTGGATTTTCCTCAGATGACATAAACTCGGAAGCGTCTGCGAGGGTAGGTTTCGTTTTTAAATATTTATAGAATATTTCCCAGTCGAAATCTTTAAGAGTCCTGCCCATTTTATTTTCGGGTTTGGTTTTATCTAGCATAAATTTATTGTCTTATAGGATAGGATTTAAGTCAACCAGAGTGGAGTAGGGGATTTTTTCTCCATCCCTTTCCAAATAAATATTATCGGATTGGTGGGTGAAGTCGGAATATCTTTTTACGATTACGTCAATATAGTGGGGGTCTATTTCTAAACCTAGGCAGCGGCGATTGGTTTTCTCGCAGGCGATAAGGGTGGAGCCGGAACCTAAAAAGAAATCAATTATTTTTTGTCCTTCTTTGGAAGAATTAGAAATGGCTTCCTCGGCCAAGAACACAGGCTTTTGACTAGGATGTAAATTTTTTGATTTATCATATCCTCCAAAATCCCAGACAGTAGTTTTGGTTCTATCAGGTGTAAAAAAGGGGCTTCCCTTAATTGCGAATAAACAAGGCTCATGCGCCCATTGGTATTTTCCTCTGCCTAGTAACATAGGTTTTTTCCAAATTATAGTTTGATTAGCGGACCAATCGGAGCTTTCAATCGCCGAATAAAAATCAAAAGTTTTTTTGTCAGCGAACCAGATATATGCAGAACAATTTTCCGAAGTCGCCGTATCCAAATTAATAAAGGTTTTAATTAAAAAAGGTAAAAAGTTATCTAATAAATTATCGTTTGCGATTTTCCCTAAAGATTCTTTCCTTGGCTTGGGTCTATTATCAACATCATAATCCACGCCATAAGGCGGGTCTGTGAAAACCATATCCGCCTTCTCATCCCCCATCAACCGCTTAACATTTTCCTCAACCGTACAATCGGCATTCATTATTTTATGATTCCCCAAATGCCAAATATCCCCCAGCTTTGAAATAGTCGGGGCATCTTCGGGAACATTATCCTCGCCAGGTATGGATCCAATTTCATCCGCAAAATATTCTTTTTCGAAATCTTTAAAATCTATTTTATCAAATTGGAAGTCTTGGTCTAATTCAGGGAAATCAATTTCAGCTTCATTCATAAAAGTATAAAGCCCATCATTAGTCATAGTTCCATATTGGCTGGTCAAACTCAAAAGAATTTTTTTTGCTTGTTTTAAATCTTTGGCCTCAACTTCAACAATTGGAAACCTCTCTGGGATAATATATCCTTCCGATTCCATTTTTTTTAAGACTCTTAATCTCTGATGGCCATCAAGACAGCCTCCTTTCCAAATATGAAAAGGAGAAATGAATCCATTTTTTAAAATTTGATTCTTTAATTTATTATAATTTTCTTTGCTTAAATCTTTTAAATCCCCTTGTAACGGCGTTATCTCATGAAGGTTTAAGAAAGCCGAACCAGAACATTTAATCTCAATTTTTTCCATAAAATTCTTCCATCTTTTTTTGATAAGCTACCACAGCTAAAAGGGGGCAATCAAACATTCCCAAATGATATCTTTGGCCTTTAAAAATTATCCTGGTTCGATATCTTCCTCCGGGGGTTTTTAGAGCGCCAGTTAAACCAGGTCTATCTACTCGGGCCTTTCTATTATTCGCTTGTTCCTTTGGTGTTGCCCATCTGCAATTCTCAGGGGAGTAACCTTTTTTGTTATCTATTCTTTCTAAGCTTTGTCCCTCTGGACGGTCGCCCATATCTTTAAGAAAATTCTTAAAAGTTTTCCATCGCTCGCAGAAAGTTATTCCTACGGCACCATATTTATAAAACCTATTATTTTTTGGATTGGTACAACGAGCTTTCATTGCGAACCAAGAATTATGGGAACCGATATGATCTTTTATCATAAAAAAATTTACCCTTTTTTAGTAAAATGGTCAAATTGCCAATATAGTTTTATTCGTCA